TTCCGCTCACTAATGCAGCGGCCCCTCCTAATGTAGTCTGATCTACATTCAGCATTATCGACAAACGGAGAGTCCGATTCATACGGGCCTCCGTTAAAGCGATAAACTCTTGTATTCTAGCTGTCAGATCATCTCTGTCTAACCAATTAGCTACAGCAGTCTGTAATTCGCTGTAAGTCCCTATAGCCATTAGACGTTACGCGATGAGAAGAATACGTTTTGGTTTAAGACTGGATAATTTCTTTGTGTGCGTCCTGCGACGCCAAATGCGTATAACCACATAATTAAATCCTCGTTGGTGTAGTTCTAAGAAATTTGTTATCAGGATCGTTGAGATACCTCTTCATAAGATTATGATCTCTCTGTATCTCCCCGTTGGTTTCTTTCATCCATTGAGTCCATACAGTCAGGGGAATAGAGGCAACCCTTACACCGTCACCAGCCTTACCCGGAGTAAGTAAGTCGCCATAATTATTATATGCTTTCTTGTTTTCCTCCAGTATAGGCTCACAATCCTGATATGTATTTATAGTAAACTCTGTCTCATCCGCGTTTGAATGAAACGTATCTACTGGAGTAGGATTACCCTTCATTACAAGTGATATCCCGGATCATTCCCTTCTACTATCCTATTTACACGATCTTTAGTAGTTAGTTTCTTTACGGGCTTCTCAGGTTTTTTGCTATCTGATTTCTCCATAGCCTTCACAGCCTTTTTAAGTTCTGCTTTAGTAACCATATCTACCCCCTAGAAAAACCATTTTCACCGGATGCTTTGACTGCCGATGAAATCATTCCATCTAGAGTGTTATAATTTTTCCCACCCTTTGGTTCTTTCACAACCTTTGGTTTCCCCTCACTATAAGGAGGAGGATTCATATCTGGACCAGCAGCAGTTGCAGTACCCTTATTAGGTGGTTGTCCAATTTTTGCCATCTTATTTCTCCTGTAAGGCAAAGCCCCCCGAAGGGGGCTAAACCAAGACTAACTTACTTTACACCTCTCAACTGACCATTGCCAAACCCATTCTTAGAGCGTAGGCCGTACTCAGCAATTAAGAGTTGCTTCACACTGTCGCCAGATTTCGCAAGAGTTTCCGTTCGGAAAGGACGCAAGTAATCAATAGACCACAGATCGTAGTCAAAGAAATATGCGAAAGTGGAAAACGAGAAACGGTTAGGAACAATCTTAAACGTACCAAAGTCAGTAACTAGAACATCCACTGCGTTTACAGCAGTAATGGCTTTATCACCTGAGTTGTTACCTATAGGATCGGCAACCACAGAACCACCAACACTAGACGAACTGATTGTCTGTTTAGTTGGGCCGTCACACATAATAACGTCAGGTGTTCCGCCCTTATCCCAGATACGAGATACAGTTTCGTTTATGCCAGCAAGCGTAATCGCAGTGGTTGAACCTGCAACAGCCGTTGGATCAGTTGTACCATCTGGGCCGACAGAGCCTGCTCCAAGATTCTGCAACCCAACAACTGTAGCTTGGGTTCCATCCAGAACCATTGATTCCAGTAAAACAGGACTACCCATCCACGCACCAACAGAAGCAGTTGCCCTAGCAGAACCAGACGAGGCAATAGTTTTTAGAGTGTCATCTAAAAGCATTGTCTCCATATTGCGCTTTAGTTCTTTAGCGCGTTTTGCAAGCTGATAAGCCTGAGTTGACTTTCTACCAGCAAAATCCACTGCTTCAGCAGTTCCAGAACTCTGGACTTGCGTTGCGGAGATTTGTGTGAAGTTAGTCAAACGTCTCGGCTCTGTTGCAGCAGTAGAAGCATAGTCATCGCCTTCTTTCTGTCTGTTAGTTGCCGTATCGCTCAAAGTATCAGTTTGCCACTCAAAGGTCGTGTTGTCGCACGAACCCCGTCCAACACCGTTCATAAACGGAGTGTCCATTGGACTGATATTATATATAATGTTACTTAGGTCTTCCCTCATGCCAATGGCACCATAGGTTTCCCTAGTATTTGCAGGAACTGCCATAATGCATTCCCTCCTTAGTTAAATGTCTATAAAATCCTCGAACAGACCAACAGCATCATTTATATGACCGGTCTGCCTAAGACGCTTCATGTCGGATTTTCTACGTGCCTTGTCATTATCAGCTTTTCTTGATGGTGAGCCTGATCTAACTACTCTAGGCTTGTTACGCAACTTCTTCGACTTCACGTCTGTTTTCTGAAGTTCGTCGTATTTCTGAGCCTTGAGCAAGACCATGACAGACCTAGAATCACTGAGGGATGTTAGTTCATCTTCGGTAAAGCCTTGATCCGCAGCGTAAGACCGTAACTTGGTTACAAGTTTTTGCCTTAACTTCGGATCTTTCCATTCCGGTAATGCTTCCTCAAGTTTCTTACCTTCCTCGGCAAGAGATTGAGAATAATTCTGCGCTACGACAGCTTCTTGGCGACCTTGCGCCTGTTGCTGTTCGTGCTGAATAGAATGGAATCTTTCTTGGCGATCCCTGAACTCATCCTTCATTGAAACGTACTCAAGTGGGTCTTCCGCCTTTAATTGTTCCCAATCAAGATTAGCGAACTTATCAACCTCACCCATTGAGCCATCTATTAAATGCTGGAGTGATTGCACGTAGTAATTTCGCTCTGCCTGAATCTGTTCAACCTCAGAGGCATACTTGCTTGAAAAATCCTCTGCATGTTTTCGTTGTTCAGCCAAAGCCTGTGTCTTGCGGGTGTAATCCGCTTGACGTAAGCTACCCTTTACGAGGTCATCAATGTTATATTCTTCTCCTTTATAGAGCAGAATATCATCGTCTCCCAATTCACGGGCTTCTTCTTCCTCATCCTCATCAAATTCCTCCTCTTCGGATTCCTCTGTTTCAGATTCGGGTTCCTCATCCGATGATTCGTCTGGTTCAGACTCTTCTTCTTCTGTGGGGGGTGCTTCCTCTTCCTCTGGAGATTCCTCTTCGGAGTCCATGAGTCCAAGAATTGCATTTTGTGCTGCATCAATACTTTCTTCAGCAGCGATTGGGCCTTGCGGCACCGACGGGGCAGTTTGCGTATCCGCCATTTTTATTTCTCCTTAGATGTAGGGGTGTTGCTTTTCAAGAATCTTAGCCATGTGTCCCGTTTCAACTATGGAGGTTATATGTGCTTTGATTCTGACAAGCAGTCTCAGAGCCAGCCAGAATGATTCTCGCTGGTCAACATCGTGTGCGCCTGTGGTTTCCCACAGCGCCATCAGTTCTTTTTCTAATACATCAAATGACTCTACAAATAGTGAGTCATCGAGCAGCCTCTTTGCTTGCTCTTCTCGTCGTTCATCCACCATAACTTTTCTTTACTTTCTTCTTTTTCTTCTTTTCCTTTTTAGGTGGCCGCCCTTTTTTACTCCCGTATGTTCCGGGTCCGTATGGCATTACGTGTCTCCTATGGCTACGGCCCTGTGCTGCTCCCTTTCTAGGGTCAGTTCAGCAACCTTGAGTTGTGCATCTACCTGTGCTTCTTGTGCGTCTATCTGTAGTTTCTGAGCTTTTATCTGCACATCAGCGGCCTTGATATTCAATTCCTTCTGCCTCAATTCCAGCTCTGCCTGTTCCAGTTGTTGCTTCGGATTTGGTTTGTCCGGCACAGCGTCTGGATCTGTTAAGAAGTCCTGTATATTGGCAAAACCCATATTCTTTATAAGAGCAGCGCCCATGTTATAAAGGTTCTTTTCATTCACAATCTTCAGCCCACCCGCCATCGCTTGGGAAGCAAACTGCATCATCTGAGATAGGTGCATTGCTTGCTGGTCCTTGTTTCCATTACCAAGGCCAACAGATACAGTGCAATCCAAGTTAGTAACCCACTCAAAGGGTCTTATAGGAACCCACTCCCCACGTAATTGAACAACAGTCTCTTCATCGTGGTATTTCTGTAGAAGCGAGTAGATAACCTTCATAAGCTGCTTAACGCCTGTTTCTGCGAAATTCCTAGCAATCAGCTCAACTCTGGATTGAGAAGCAGTCATCACTTGGGTTACGGCTGTTGCCGTGGTATGTGATGTAAGTGCATTCTCATTCATGCCCTGAGACATACTGGAAACACCAGCGCGTGCTTCTCTTACACCGTCTAGGTATTCCAGCATCTGGAATGAATATGGCTGTAGAGCCGGGGTCGCTAATGGCGTTATTGCATTAGGCGATTTAACTCTGACTATCCCGCCGGGGCGTTGCGTTAATAAGTCATCAAGATTAGCCTGACCCTCAAGGACAGCGTATCTACCAAAGTTCTGGTTATACATGTTGTCCATTAACCCACGCATTAGTGTGGATTTTATTAGTTGAAGATCCATTACAAGATCAGCAACGCTAAGACCGTAGAATTTATGCGGGATTGTTATGGGGGTTATCGAAACAAACGGTATAGAGTCGATAGCCTCATTTTCAAATACGTAATCTCCTACTGTACAAATCTTTCTGAGTTCGGCGATACCATCCCCGTCGTAATCTGTTTTAATATAGCTCTCGTGGAGCCAGTAGGTACGCATTGATTCTTCCGCAGTTGGCTCTGCCCCATCCCAGTATTCAGCAGAGTTA